TGCATACTGCAATGCTTGAAAGCGACAAATTTTATGATGATTATTACATAATGCCAAAGGTTGATGGGCGCACAAAGGAGGGCAAAGCACTCAAGGCGGAACACATCGAAAAGGCAAAAGGAAAAATAGTGTTGGATGAGGCGGATCATAACCGCATCAAAGCCATTATGGAAAACTTGAAAAAAAATGAATTGGCGCAAAAGTTTTGCAAGGGTGAAATCGAAGTTTCACATTATGGCACAATGGATGGTGTTGATATTCGTGTTCGACCTGATTGCAAAAATTCAATTGCAGGATGGATTTCAGATGTTAAAACTTGCCAAGATAATTCACCTGAAAAGTTCCGCATTGACATTTTAAAATTCCGTTACGATTTACAAGCGACATTTTATTGTGATGCACTTGGATATGATCCAAAGGATTTCCGTTTCATTGCGGTTGAAACCAATTATCCTTATTCAATTGAGGTGTATGGTTTGAGTGATGATTTGATTGAACTTGGGCGCAATGGAAACAAATGGAAAATGGGATACAAACAGGCACTCGATAATTGGAAATTTTACAAGGAAACCGATGTTGCATTGGGATACGAATCAACAAACCGAAATGATGATGGGAGCATTATTATCTAAAAAACAAATATCAAACGCAAACATTCGCAATGTTGTAAAAAAATCAATTTGGGATTTTTTCAAAATTGATATTGAAAGGCGCACAAGGAAACGTGAAGTTGTGGAGGCACGATATATGTATTATGAAATTTGCAGAATGCGGAGGATGAGTTTGAATGAAATCGGGCAATCGGTGGGAAAGGATCACGCAACCGTTTTGCATGGCACAAAACGCTTCAAAATACTTTGTGAGGTTGATGTAAATTTCAAGGAAAACTTTGAATCATTAAAAACAATTGTTGATTTCAGATCCTCCAGAAAAGTATCACCATCAATGAGCGGAAAATCACTTTCACATCAACTTGCTGATGCATTAAAAACCATCAGTGAACTCGAAAATGAAATTGATGATTTGAGAATGCAAATGCTAAAAATGCAAATTCAATGAGTTTTTTATGTAATTTTGTTAAAAGTGTAACAATGTCAAAGGGGTTTTATAAGTATCTTGGGAATGAGGATAAGTTGCAGCATCAAGTGATGACTTTCATTGAGTTGCAGTATCCAGATGCTTTGTGTGCGCACGTTCCAAATGAAGGTAGGCGCACTCCTTTTGAGCGTTTCAAATTCAAATATCTTGGTGGCAAATCGGGAGTTCCTGATGTATTGATTTTTGATTGCAATGATTCATTCAATGGATTGGCAATTGAACTCAAGGCGGGAAAAAATAAGGCAACTCCAAACCAATTGAAATGGCTTGATAGGTTAAGCGCAAAAGGATGGGCAACATATTGCCTCAATGATTTTGATGTTGTTTCCGATACAATCAAAAAATACTTTAGCAATGAAATATAGGAATGTTTATTTCGATGAGGAAAATCAAAAGGTGCGTTGGACAATGAACGCAACCGATGATCTTGATGTCAATTATGAATATCTTGGCACAATGTCAAGGGTTGAAATGGATTTGCTTGTGGAGGTATTGTGGGAATTGTATGGTGATAATAATATTACTTTTTTGGAGTTTGCCAAAATTTTTGGTGACCTTCGCACATTTTGTGATCAATTGAAACGGATTACAAGTTGATAATTTAGAAACAGAAAAAAAATGGTAGTAAATAGAATTTACAAACCTGATCATTTTGATAGGTTTGCGGTTATCCCGACCGATATATTCAGAAAAAAGGGAATCACAATGGCTGCATCTGGATTGTACTGTTGGCTGTTTTCACACGATGCCAATCAAAAAATGACAATGGCATTCATTCAAGGGCATTTCAAGGATGGAAAGGATGCCATCACTACAAAAATAAAAGAATTGGAATCATTTGGCTTTTTGAATCGTGAGGAAGTGCGGGAAAATGGAAAGTTTTCAGGATACAATTTTCGGTTGATTGTGCCAACCATTGCGGAAAAAACCGTTGCGGGAAAAACCGCTGCGGTAAATCCGCACCAAAGTAATATATATAATAATATACAATATCATGTACAAGATAATATACAAGATAATGTACAATATCATAATAAAGAAAGTAATATTCCACAAAGCGTAAAAACCGCTTTGCAGCACTTTGTTGTTTTGTTTCCAAAAAAGTATCAACCAAAAACGGATGCCCAAAAATTAAAGTGGGCAAATTGCTTGGAACGCATTGAGCGCATTGATGGATACGATTTGCGCAAGGTTTATGAAATGGTGAAAAAAATGCGTGATGACCAATTCTGGAGTGGCAATTTCCTTTCAATACTAAAATTGCGCAATAAGGATAAAAATGGCATTCTTTGGGTTGATCGGTTTATGGATATGCAAAAATCAGGCAAACCACAAGCTTACAAGATGATTCCAAACCTTATAAAATTTTACAAATACAATGATCCTGCGGGAAAGCCAATGATTGGCGCAATCACAAAAGGAGCGGAGTTGGATGATTTCGCATTGGTGTACAAACTTGGCACAACGGAATATGAAAATTTAAAACAATATCTTGATGGAAAACAATAAATTCTATTTTCTGGATGAGTGGGAAAGCGATTTGATACGTTTTCACGCAAAACAAAGGCAAATAAACAAGGAACGCAGTGGCATTGATGGTTTGGGTACTGTGAACGAAAAAAGTGGCTTAAAACTCAATTATGTGGGTTTTGCTGCGGAATACATATTTTGCAGGGAAATGAATTTGATGCCTGATTTTAGTGTTGGTAACACTTCAAAGATTAAAGGCACTGATAAATACGATGCCACGTGGAATGGATGGAGTGTGGATGTGAAGTGTTCACGCAACATCAGAAACCCAATGATGATTCCAGAGTATTCAAAATGTGATGTTGATATTTTTGCCTTTTTTCAAGGTGATGAAAAAACATTCCAATTCAGAGGGTTTGCAACCAATGGGATGGTATTTAATGAAAAGAACTTGAGGCACACTCGGGTGCTTTCCTATGTGCTTGAGCCACACAAAATGCTCACAATGGATGAAATAATTTTTTTAAAAACTAAAATATGATTGAAATTACAAATGAGGATAATATGAAAATGATGAAACGTTATCCCGATAACCATTTTGAGTTGGCAATTGTTGATCCTCCTTATGGTATTATTGAAAGTGGCGCACAAAAAGGTGGTGTTTCAAAAAAATTTAAAAATAGGGCATACAAAAATGGAATTATTGATAAATGGGATGTAAAACCATCTAAAATATATTTTGATGAATTATTTAGAGTTTCAAAAAATCAAATAATATGGGGAGGAAACTATTTTGAATTGCCTCCAACAAGAGGGATTATTTTTTGGGATAAAATGCAACCTTTTGAAACTTATTCAAAGGGGGAACTTGCTTGGACATCTTTTCCATATCCTGCAAAATTATTTAGATTTGATAATAGATATAAAGGAAAAATACATCCAACTCAAAAACCCGTTGCATTATATGAATGGCTTTTGATGAATTACGCAAAGGAAGGGGATAAAATTTTAGATACACATTTGGGATCAGGCAGCATTGCAATTGCTTGTCACAATTTGGGTTTTGATTTAACCGCTTGTGAACTTGATCCTGATTATTATGAAGCATCAATGAAACGTTTGAAACAACATCAAGCACAACAAACTTTATTTTAAAAACCAAAATATGAAACTAAACAGAAACCAAAAATTTTTGATGAAGGGTGCAATGTACTTTGCCATCATTTATGTAATAACAGTTGAAATGTTGATAATCGGATTGAATTATTTTTTAAGTTAGCAAAATGAAACAGAAACTTGAAAAACTCGGAATTGTCTTGAAAAAACAATCAGGATACGAAAAAACAACTTGTCCAAAATGCTCACATACACGCAAAAAGAAAAATGATCCTTGTTTGTCGGTTACGATTGATGAGGGTGTGTACAATTGCCATAATTGCGGATGGAGCGGGAGCGTGAAGTTTGAGCGCAAAAAAGAATTCATCAAACCTCCAAAAGTGAGTGTTGATTTGAATGATCGTGTGATTGAATGGTTTGCCTCCAGAGGCATAACGGAGCCAACAATTGCGCATTGGAAAATTGGTGAATCGCTTGAATATATGCCACAAGTGCAAAAGAAAAGGCGGTGCATTAACTTTAACTATTTTAGGAATAAGGAGTTAATCAACGTAAAATATCGTGATGCTGAAAAGAATTTCAAACTCGTTTCGGGTGCGGAACTCATTTTTTATGGCATTGATAATTTGAAAGATGTTGAGCGTTGCTACATCGTGGAGGGTGAAATGGATGCGCTTTCATTGCACGAGGCGGGATTGTATTCCGTTTGTTCCGTTCCAAATGGTGCATCAAAAGGCAATCAAAAACTTGAGTATTTGGATAATTGCTTTGAATACTTTAAAAACAAAAAAGAAATCATTCTTTGCACTGATAATGATGATGCGGGATTGCAGCTGCGCAATGAATTATCAAGGCGGTTTGGCGCATATAGGTGCAAATACGTTGAGTTTGGTGATTATAAGGATGCGAATGAGGTGTTGATTTCAAAAGGTGCTGAAACTTTGCGAAACATCATCAAGGAGGCAAAAAATTTCCCATTGGAGGGGGTGTTGAATATCAATAATATTTGGGATAATGTTTTATCCTACAATGAAAAGGGCATCAAAAACTATTCGCTTGGAATGGGTGAATCGGATTCTTATTTCAAAATTGCAATGGGTGAATGGAGCGTTGTGACTGGGATTCCCAATTCAGGAAAATCGGATGTTGTTGATCAGGTGCTTTGCAACTTGGCTACGAAATATGATTTTAGATGCGCAATGTTTTCACCCGAATCATTTCCCTATGAAGGACACATCAAAAGGATTGCCAATAAACTTAATGGCAAAATGTGCAACTCGGATGACTTAAACAACACAAAGGATTTCATTGAGGATCATTTTTTCTGGATAAAAATTGATCTTGAAAACCTAACATTGAAAGGCATATTGGATGCGTTTCGGGAATTGGTATTCCAAAAGGGAATCAATGTGTGTGTGATTGATCCTTGGAATATGCTTGATCATTCAGCGCAAAGGGATTTTAGCTACATTGGGCGGGTGCTTTCCGAAATAACGCAATTTTGCCAACAAACCAACACGCACCTTTTTTTAGTGGCACATCCACGAAAAATTGAATCGGTTGAGGGTGTATATAAAAAACCAACTTTGTACGATATTTCAGGCAGTGCGGATTTTTTCAATAAGGCATACAATGGAGTTGTTGTATATCGGTGCATTGGGCAAAAAACCAAATACAAATCCGATGCAGTGCGATTGTACATTGAAAAAGTAAAACGCAAGGAAAACGGGCAATTGGGTGATTTTGAAGTTGCTCCCGATTTCATAAATGGGGGGGTGTACAAACCCCTTGAGGCGGAAAACAAAAAATTTGAAGTGATAAAAGATACAAACGTTCCATTTTAAAAATTAGAAAAATGAAAAGATATTTGAAAGCACTAACGTGGGCAATCATTGCAGCAATCACAATCGGAGTGTGGGTGTGTGCATATAATGTAATAACAATTTTTTATTATGCGATTCAAATTTGCGCCAAGTAAAGAAATGCAATCCGCAATGGGGTGGTGCTTTAAAAATGGCATCAAACAATACGTTGTGCCACGCAAAAACGAGTTTTGGATTGTGCTTGATCACAAAGGAAACAAACGCAATTCACCAAAGGCATACGCAAAAATTGATGAAGCGCATCAAAAGATTTGGGAAATATATTTGTACTTTTACAAAAAACACAAGGGATGAATCTTGCAATCACTTTTTTTCCGATATATGGCTTTACACTTGGCATCAACTATATTGATAATGAACTTCAAGATGTTGAGCGCACTGATGGAATGCGTGAACACGTTATTCAAATACTTTTGTTTTTCTTTGGTTTCAACATCATTTGGTATTCCTATGAAGCGGAAAGTTAATATCGCATCAATCAAACCGAATCCAGACAATCCACGTTTCATTTCCAAATCTAAATTCAAGAAACTTGTCAAATCGATTAAGGCATTCCCTGAAATGCTTGAAAAGCGACCAATTGTCGTTGATGAAAATATGGTCGTATTGGGTGGCAATATGCGCCTCAAAGCGTGTAAAAGTGCGGGATTGTTTGAAGTGTGGATTGATGAGGCAATTGGATGGAGTGATGAAAAGAAAAAAGAATTCATCATCAAAGACAATGTTGGCTTTGGGGAATGGGATTGGGATGTGGTTGCAAACGAATGGAATCCCAATGAACTCGATGATTGGGGTTTGGATGTATGGCAAGATCCTCCACAAGATGATGATCAGGATGATTCACCAAAAGAAAACGAGCCAAAAGAATTTTGTGAATACTGCGGAAAATGAAAACATACTTTGAAATAAACGAAACCAAAATAGGAACTTTCATCTTTGGATTCAACAAACATCACCAAACATTCATCAAGAAAAACACATTTTTTGCACATGATGAATACCATTTCACCATCGCTGCAATAGGGTTTTTCATCTTATGGATTAAAAAAGTTTAATTTTTTTTACTTTTTACTTGTGAGAAAGAATTTTTTCTCTTATATTTGTATCAACAAAAACAAACAAAATGACAATTTCAAAGAAAATTTTAAGAGAGGAAATCGAGAGAACAGAGTTTTTAATCCAAGCATATAACGAAGAATCTCAAAAATATCCACAGATAGCGCATCACAACGACAAGCAAGTACTAAAAATGCAAGGTAAAATTGAAGCGTACGAATCACTAATATTAAATTTTTAAGTAACCAAAACCAACTCAAAACATTAGCCATCCAATCGGGTGGCTTTTTTTTTATATTTTTGTAGTATGGCAAATAAGCAAAATTCGACACTAAAAAAAGCAATGATAGCTGCATTGGAAAAATCATTGTGCGTTGTTACAACCGCTTGTAAAACAGTTGGTATTGATAGGCAAACGCATTACAATTGGCTTAAGGCAGATGAAAAGTACAAACAAATGGTTGAGGATCTGCAAGATATCACACTTGACTTTGCAGAATCACAACTCCATAAGCAAATCAAGGATGGCAATACAACCGCAACAATTTTCCTATTGAAAACCAAAGGCAAAAAACGTGGATACATTGAGCGCAGTGAAATCAAGGTTGATGGTGAAGTGGAAAGCAAAATCATTGAATGGCATCCATCGAAAAAAGAAAAGTAAAGGAATATTGCAACATCCAGTTTTATCAAGCCATTGAGGCAAAGGAACGGATCAAAGTATTTCAAGGCGGAACAAGGAGCGGGAAAACATATGCCTTGTGCCAATACCTCATCTATTTACTAACAACACGCAAAGATCCATTGGTGATTTCAATCGTGCGTAAAACGCTCCCTGCATTGAAAGGATCGGTGCAACGTGACTTCATATTGCTGCTTGAAAACTTGGGGTTGTATTATCAAGGCAATCACAACAAATCAGAAAACACATTCCAATACAAAAATCATTTGGTTGAATTCTTAAGCGTTGATGATAGCCAAAAGATAAGAGGGCGCAAAAGAACGCATTGTTTCTTGAATGAGGGCAATGAATTGCATTGGGAGGATTTCAATCAGCTGAATATGCGTACAACAGAGGAAATATTGATTGACTTCAATCCATCCGATCCAGTGCATTGGATATATGAGGAAATCATTGAACGTGATGATTGTTTCCTTTCGGTTACAACTTACAAGGATAACCAATTTTTGCCATCTGAATTGGTGAATGAAATTGAGCGCATCAAAGATCGTGATCCCGATTATTGGAGGGTGTATGGTGAAGGGCAACGTGCGGTGTTTTCCAATAGGCAAATATTTCAAAATTGGGAATATATTCCGCTCAAGGAGTTTCCCGAATTGGATTGGCATCTAGGATGTGACTTCGGATTTTCCAACGACCAAACTGCGATCTTGATGGTGGCAAAAAAGAATGACAAACTTTATGTTCATGAGTTGTTGTATTCCAAAGGAATGACAAATCGTGATATTGCTGAATTCTTAAAACGTGAGGGCAAAAATCAAATGCTGATGTATTGTGATAGTGCGGAGCCAAAATCAATTGAGGAGTTGCGCCAAATGGATTGCTTGGCAAAGGCAGCAATAAAAGGTGCGGGATCAATCAATGCGGGGATTTCACTCATCAAGGAGTTTGATGTGATTGTTTCAAGCGAATCAAAGAACTTGCAAAAGGAACAACAAATGTATTTTTGGGAGGAACTCAAGGATGGCACAATCATCAACAAGCCAATTGATAAGTTCAATCACATGATGGATGCATTAAGATACGCAACCTATTCACGTTATAAAAACCGCAATGATTTCTTTGTGATTTAAAATTTGTATTTTTGGATAAAATTTTGATTGATGGCATCAGTACTGGATCGATTTAGGAATCTTATTACCAAAAACGCACAACAAACCGCAGCGGAATATAACAAAGCAATATATCAATTTTTGGGTGAATCCATTGTTTGGAATCCCGAAAATGATGATACTTACATTCGGGATGGATACCGCAGGAATGCAACCATCTATTCACTTGTAAACCTCATCACAAATGCTGCAACAACAATTCCATTTCAGATATATGAAAAGGTAAACGAAAACGAAGTGAAGCGATACAAGTCGCTCACAAGCGGATCAGTGGATGCGCAATCGCTATTGAAAGCAAATCTCATTCGCAAAAATGCAATGGTTGAATTGGAAGGCACTGAACTTCATCAGCTATTGGAGCGACCAAATGCAGCGCAATCATATTCAAGTTGGATCAGTGAACTCATTGCCTTTGGTAAACTAACAGGCAACCGATATATTTATGGGATTGCACCTGAAACAGGAATGAACAAGGGCAAATACAAAGAACTTTATGTGATGCCATCACAAATTATGGAAATCGTTTCTGGAGGCATTATGCAACCAGTGCAAAAATATCGCATTGAATATCAAGGTGCTTATGATATTCCTGCGGAGGATATATGCCACATCAAGGATTTCAATCCTTACTATGATGGAACGGGATCGCATTTGTATGGGCAATCACCATTAAGGGCGGGATTGCGTTCCCTAACAACCAACAATGAAGCGGTGCAAACAGGTGTGAAATACTTACAAAATCAAACTGCACGTGGTATCCTTACAAGTGATGAAGGGGATTTGAATGAAGTTCAAGCGCAACAATTGAAAGATAAGTTCCGCAAAAACTTTCAAGGTGCTGATAATGCAGGGGATGTTATTATCACTCCTAAAAAATTATCGTGGGTGAACTTTGGATTGAATGCTGCGGATGTTTCACTCATTGAGCAATACAATGCATCCATCAAGGATTTGTGCAACATCTATTCAGTGCCAGTACAATTGTTGAACAATACGGAATCTGCAACCTACAACAATATGAAGGAGGCAAAAAAAGCATTGTATCAAAATGCGGTTATTCCTGAACTCAACAAGATACGTGATGAATTGAATCGATGGTTAGCACCAATGTATGGTGATAAATTATTCATTGATTTTGATTATTCCGCAATACCAGAATTGCAAGAGGAAAATGAAAAGGTTGTTGATCAACTTTCAAAAGCGTGGTGGGTAACTCCAAACGAAAAAAGGCGTGTGATGAATTATGGTGTTGATGAGGAAAACATTGCGCTTGATAATTATTACATCCCTGCAAACCTTTTGCCAATTGAAACAAACGAAATGCCAATTCCAGATCCAATTGATGAAATTGATATTGAGGAGGAAAAGCAACTAATCAAACAGGCACTTTGGAATATCGAAGTGAAAGCGGAGGTGCAAGGAATGGCGGATGTGTACACAACTATTGATGAAGCCATTGCACGTGCCAATGAATTGGGTGGTGATGGATACCACGAACACGAATTTGATGGTGAGGTTGTATATATGCCATTTGCAACGCATCAGGAATATGAGGATGCCATTGCATCAATGGAGGAACAAAAGGATGTTTCCGATGCAGTGGAAAAGGGATTGCAAAAAAAAGTTGATGAACACAACGAGGAATATGGTGATGATGCAACAAAGCGTGTCACACTTGGAATGCTTGTGAAAGTGTTTGAGCGTGGTGTTGGTGCTTACAATACAAATCCATCATCAGTGCGACCATCAGTTACCTCATCCGATCAATGGGCATACGCAAGAGTGAATTCATTCCTTTATGCAATGCGCAATGAGCGTTTCAAATCAGGCAAACACGATACGGATTTATTCCCTGAAGGGCATCCATTATCAAGCAAGGAGGAAAGCAAAGCGGAAATGTATGATGATTATCCTCAAACCGCAACCAACAACGCAAAGCGAATGATTGAGTGGCGGGAAAAGTATGGAAGGGATGTTGTGAAAGGCGGAACGGAAATTGGTTGGCGCAGAGCATCGATGTTATCAGCCAGAAAGCCGATCAGTGTGGATGTGATTTCAAGGATGGCACAATTCAACAGGCATCGTGACAATGCAACCATTGCAGATGAGTACAAGGATGAGCCATGGAAAGATCGTGGATTCGTTGCTTGGAACTTATGGGGTGGCACTGCGGGTGTAGATTGGGCAATCGAAAAAATGGAGGAATTGCGCAATGGCTAAATTGAGAATGATTGAATTGGTTATTGAAAAACCAAAAAAGAAACGCAAAGGAGTGCATTCAAAGAACGCATCCAAAGGGCAAAAAGGGTACAAAAAAAAGAAACGTGGTCAAGGTAAAAAAAGATAGTAATGACTGAAATATCTAAACAAACGAAATTCACATTGTCAATTGAAACAATCATTGCATCTGCGGTTGTGCTATTCACTGCAACTGCATTTTATTTTGATTTAAAGGCACAAGTAAAAGAGGCAATGGAACAACCTGCTCCAGTGATTTCACGTGCTGAATATGATTTGAAAGATAATGCCATCCGCAGCGAAATAATGAGCAACCGACAACTCATTGAAAAGAATTTTGAAAAACTTGAAACCATTGAAGCAAGATTGTACGAATTGAAAACAAATTAAAATGAGAACTTTTATTTTGATATTGGCGTTGTTGTTTTCACCATCAAGCGTGAATCCAAATCCAATTGAAAATAAAGGTATTACAGTGATGCAAATCAATGCCAAATGGAACAAACAAAACAACATCAATCTTGAAAATTTGATTGATTGCAAAGTTCAATTTGCTTGGCTTGAGGATCAACCTCAATCGCTTAAAAAAGAAATTCAAACCGTTCCAATTGTTGTGATATATGATGGCAATAAACCAGTGAGGCAATGGAGTGCGGATTTATCATTCAAGTTGGAAGTTGATTTGAATGAAATACAAAAAACAATTAACTCAATAAGATAGTAATGCCAACACAAAAGAATGGCATCCTTTCAAAACAAGTGAAAGCCAATTGGCAAGGTGCATTTGAAAACGAAATGCGTAAAGCGGAAAAGGCAATCATTGGATCGGTGCAAAGGTTTTATCAATCGGAATATGAAAAGGGTGTTGATGCGTTTCTGCAACAAGGCACAATTGATGTGCAAGGGATATTCAAAGCGGAGGGTTTCAAAAAAATATATCAGCAACTTTATGTGCAAACTGGAATGAGGTTTGCCAATTGGTATGCAAGGAACTTTGATCGTTTTTTAAAAAAAGGAATTAACCCAAATCAATTTCAATCGGAATGGCAAAACCTATTCGGACAATTCGCTCAACAAAATGCAGGTGCAAAAATAAAACTTGTGCAAGGAACTGCGCTCACAACAATGCAGAGGATATTACGTGCCAACATGCAAGATCCTGCATTTGCAGCACTCGGAGCAAGGCAAAAGCGTGATGTGATATTGCGTCAAACAAATCTATATTCAAGGAATCAGGCACTCCGATTGGTGCGTACAGAGGCAACCAATGCAGCCAACTATGGCACATTGCAATCAGCAACAAGTGTGTTTCCCGCACAACAAATGATGAAAGAATGGGTTTCGGGCAATGATGGGCGGACACGCTCCATTCCTCCAAATGATTTTGATCACGCTGTAATGAATGGTGTGCAGGTTAAATTTGAGGAAACATTCAGCGTTCAAGGGCAACAAATGCGACATCCTGCGGATTCATCATTGGGTGCATCAGCGGGAAACATTGTGAATTGCAGATGCAGCGTGTTCCCATTTCCAATGGAGGAGGCACAAGCAATCGGGCAATTTGAAAGTATTGGATTCGGTTTGAGCGGTGTTGCGCTGCAACAAATCTTGAATGATGAAATATAACTATATTTGTACAAAATTGACTTAATATGGCAATGATATATAAGGCATCACCAATGGGTGAAATTGCCGACATCGATGAAAAAATGGGAATCGTTAAAGGATACGGATCTTATTTTGGCAATAAGGATTCCGATGGGGATGTGATTGCAAAAGGAGCGTATCAAAAAACCATTCAGGAAAATGGTGAGCGTGTGCGTTACTTATGGCAACACAAAATGGATAAACCCATTGGAAAAAT